CGGTCTTTGCGTTCAGCCATATTAGTCCTCTAGAAGTGATTCTTTTGCGTCTTTTACCTTTTGAATAACTTGATTCTCAACAAAAGTATAAACACGATCCATTGCATCGCCAGTGGTTTCTCCTTGGCGTACATTATCAACTACCCCAAGATCAACTCTAAGGGATTGAAAATTTCCTAAGTTTAATGTGTATCCCAGTGTTGCTGATACCTTTGTGCTGTTATTTTCTTCCATACCCCACCATTTCTGTTATTAAATATTCTCTGCCCACACAGGAATAAACCTGCCATCTTCTGTCTTCGTATATGTAAGTATACCGTCTCCCATTCGCCTTGTCAATTCTTGGCTTGTAGGAGTCATATTATTTGTTATTAATTTGTCTTTTCTTGGTTGCCCTATATGTATAGTAGCCAGTATAGCACGTATATCTCTTACCATGCTTTCTGAGTAGTAAGACCTTATTCTAAATCCACGCTCACCATTTATCTTAGCACCAATTGGTGGTGGTATCATTCCAGTCTTAATTAACTTTGGCATATATTTTCTATGACGATTAACTAATTTAGCAGTCTCTGCAACTGTATATGCCCGCTCTCTATTTTTTCTAAAGTCTGCACGTAGACATGTTTCAAGTCTATCTTTTGTAATATTATAAACAGAAACTAGACCAGTAGATCTGGAACTATGATAGAGTCTAACAAGATCACCATTAAGAAACCATATTTTTTTATTGCCCTTAATTACAGTCTCGTTATTGTATGTTTCGCTCTGAATAATTCCTTTGCTAGTAACCATCTTCCCTCTTCACTTTCTGTTGGCGGATGAAAAAACCTTCTTGATCCGCAAACAATACAATAGGTTTCAATATGTTGAACTCCGCTATATTGTCTATCAATAAATAAACGACCACCACACTTTTTGCAATTTATCATTAAATGTTTTTCTAATTTGGAATACCAATAATGATTAGGTGTACTGCTAAAGATAAATCTCCAGATGCACCAAATCTTACTAGACCCTCAACTCTTGATGTTGTAACATTTTTTAAAATTACTGTTACGTTTTGTCCAGCAGGTGTGTTTCCTATGTTTACTGCAGTTGCAGTTGCAATGGGGGCAAACTTAAAATCGCTAGGAAAATCGTATGAAAATATTTTTTCATTGCCAGCACTGACAGTTGAGTTGTTTGCAACTTCAACATATCCACCAACAACACGAGCATCTGATGTTTTGATGTTTTGTTTTCCAGCAGAGACTGTATCAATTGTTGTGTAGTTATAAGTTGCAGAAGAAACCTGTGTTGAAAGGTCGTTAATCGTGTCTGCCAACTGATAGATGTATGTAACATCTAATGGTTGCCCTCGTTCTGGTAGTGGTACTTTTGCCATGTTATCTCCTTATTTCAATTATACTATAGATACTACGCTTGATTCAAATATTGTTAATGCTGCATTTCTTGTTTTATTAATACCTTCAACTTGAATTGCTACCCTTGCACTAGTGGTTCCTGTCTTTAAAAATGTATATGTATGTGTTGGAGATGTTCCGTGGTATTCATATGCTCCACCATCAAATTTAACAAAAATATCATACGATGGCCTATTTAGTTCATCTCCCCAAACAGCAATTAAAATACCTCCAGTATAGATTAGTTGTCCATTAACCTGTTGAGTATCTTGTGCTGGAACAACAAAAATTGGAGACCAATGGGATGATCTGTTTTTGTCATCAGATACAACTCTATATCTTATTAAATGTTCGTTATCATCACCAACTGGTGGTAATTGATTTTTAGGAATTCTAACTTTTTTAATACCTTGATCAGCCATTATGATGTCATATCTACTGATAAGCCTATAGCAAATCTAAACTCAATATAATTACTTGTGTTTGATGGTTTTACTACAGTTGTTGCGTCTGTATTTTTAATTACTGAATATCCTGTTAATCCGTAAAGTGGATTAACCGTTGCAACATTTTCTAGTCTTAGTGCATCTAAAGCAACATAATAATTTGGTGATGGGATTCCAATTGGACCACTCTCTTCTGCAAATACACATGCATAAATTTTAACAACTGTAACAGCATTCCAAGTAAAGTTAGCAGACGTATATAAATCTTGAAGTTGCTTTGTTACTACAAAATATCTTTCTGTAGAAAAATCATATGCTCCACCACTACTATCATCTACAACTTCTGCCTCAAACCTTGCAAACTCTGACCCAGCCTCCTCTGTTGCTGCAAACTCAACTAAGATTCTAACAGATTCTGGACTGCTTACAGAGTCTCCATCTTTATTGACTAAAGAAAATGCTAACTTTAATTCATCTATTGGAGAGTTTCTTGTAAAGTCAATAGTTCCGCCAGTTAAGTGTATGTGATTTGATCCTGGCTCAACTACAAAATGATCTTGTGCTGCTCCACTTTCTTCACTAATTGAAAGATCAGAATCATCACCTTGAATCATAATAATATTATTTAAAAACCTACATCTTTCATATCTGTCTGCACGAGATTGTTTATAAAAAATTGTATTATCTGCGTTTGTTTGAAATACTGAATCTGCAACTGCAATAACATTATCATCTTCTGGATCATCTAGTGGAGATGTATATGTTTCAATTTCTGAAACAGATGCTGCTGAGTGGTATTGCCAGTTTTCACCTTGTGTAAAAGAAAAGACTGTCTTGCTATCAAATGACCCAGCAGATGGATTAGATCCCGCAGAGTATATTCCAACCTCTGTTATTTCATATCTTTCTTCTGTTGGTAGTTCTGCTGTTAATACTATCTTTGATATTCCGCCTTCATTTACAAAACCTCTAGAAGATATTGGAACTCTAAACATTTCAAGATCAAGATTTTCTTTTGCTGTGTAATCTCCAAAAGGATCTGCGGTAGCAAGAGGTTTGGCTCCGCACCCAACAGCAATAAATGAAGCATATGCTGGTGCTTGACCTAATAGGTATTTACCTATAATATTTTTACCTGTGTTTGTTATCATTATAATACCGCCTGATATATTGTACCATCTAGGGTGATCTCTACGTCTACTTGTTCGCTACTTGGCATATTTACCAACTCAATTATAAGATCGCCTGTAGCCTCTTCAAGATATACATATTCCCCATTTGGCCCACTGCCTGTTGTTGGAATTCTTTCATCAAGTTTTATAGAAAAATTGGCAAAATATTTATCTGATGTCTGTTGAAGGCTTAAAATGTTATTTGGGTTGTACTGCTGTTGTAAAGAAGATAGATTTTTAATTGGTTGATACGAAATGGTTTGACCATTTACAATATCATTTCTAGCAATATTTATTAATTCTTGTCCACCAATGTCTTCAAATATTAAATCAGACATAATGTCTATTGGCATTGTTTCATCATCAAATAACACAGTGTCTATTGATGCTGTTTTTACTGGTGGTGTTTGTGGGGTTTGAGGTGTTTGTAAAGTCATAGGTTGCTGTGGAGTTGGCGGGGTAGGAGTAATGACTATAGGTTCTGTGGGTATTTCATTAATTAAAGACGTTCCTAAATTATTGTTAGATGGCTTATAGTCAATTGCTGCATTTAATGTACTTGCTAATTTGTTTGTTAATTTATTTAATGTTGACATAGATGTTTTTGGATTTGCTAATGCTTTATCAAGTGCATTTTGTGCAGACCTAAATTTATCAATTGGGCTTGATTCTTTTCCAGCAGTTGTTCCAGATGGACTTGTTGATGAACGGTAATCGTCGTATGCACCCATGTTACACCTCGCTCAAATAAATACTCATTGATGGCCCCGTAAGTCTTCTTGCATACTCTATATTATACACAACAAACCTTGAGTCATCTGGTGTAACTAAATCTAATCCATCTGAGTCTTTATAGTTTACAGTTACAATATCTCCAAGTTGTAAAGTTGGAATAGAAAATGCATTAATTCCTATGTCTTTTCTTGGAACCATTGTTTTATTAACAATCCATCCCATTAAAGATTCAGCATCGTCCTGTGTTTGTATGTATGGAGTTTCAATACTAAATTCATTCTTTCCATATGTAAGTCTACTTAGTCTAATTTCGTCGTACCTTGCTTTTTCAACAAGGGGTGATAGGGTAAGCGTACTACCTAACAACTCTGGATCTGATAAGTTACCACGTTTTTTAAAGTAATCATCCACTGTTAGTTCATGAGTTGTATCTTGTGTAAATGTAATTCCTTGAATTCGTAAATAATTTCCAGTGGTTTCATCTAGGTTTATTGCGCTGTCTGTTGAGTTAAATATTAAGAACTCTGCTCCATATGAATCAGCATAGAATCCAGATGTTGTGTAACCTTTTATTCTATTAAATGTTGGTGAAAGTTGTGCGTATAGCGCTGGATAGGCACGATCATATTTAATATTAAAATAAGCACACTCACGCATAATTGTTCCAAATTCTTCAAAATACATATTATATTTTGGTGGTTGCTGAGAACTAATCCCTGAAAGATATGTTGATTGTATAATTCCACTCATTGCATATTTTCTAAATGAGTCACTAGCATTAATTTGTTTTTCCCCAAATGCAGATGCTAAAGTTTCTCCAACGGTAAACACAGTATTTTGAGAATAATTTTCAGAAAGCGCATACACATTTTCAAACATACATCTTGAGGATCCACGAGTAAACAAAGCCATATTGTTATAAATTGGCAAAGGATCTTTATCATCAACTATCTGAATTAACTTATTATTAATATATAAATAAAACCTTCTAATTTTTCCAATGTCTTGATACTCTACTGAAAGATCATAAACTGTTGGATTTTCTTCTCCAGCCATTCTATACTGACCAGTAAATCTTCCATCATCAACAATAATTTTTGAAAGACCTCCCCAAAGTTTTACTGGTATTGCATTTGTATTTGACGAGTCTTTTTTAATTTTATAAAAAACAATATTGTTAATTGATATTTGTGATTGGCCTTGATTATTTGTTTTAAGATAAGATTCAATATTGTCTTCTGTTAAAGCAACAATTTCAAAATAATATCCATTGTTGGTTTCTGGATTAAGAAGAACTGCTATTCCTCCAGAACCACCACCAATACTTATATTTTGATTTGGCTCAGTACCGCTAACCTGGAAATATGGCGTACTTCCTATTGGTGTTTGTGTGCGTGTTTCGTTGTTTTCAATTTTGCCAACAATACGCATTCTTGTTCCAAAGTTTTTATAAGAACTATTTAACTCTTTGTATACATAAGAAACTAAATTAATTGGTGTTTGTGTTGGGCCAAATGATGGTCCATTCATTACTAAAGCAGATGACTGTATTGTTCCAGACTGTGTTGATTTTAAATTATTAACCTGTGTTTCAGTTAAATAATTTGTAGCCATAAAGTTTTTTATAATACCACTTCTAGTTGTTTGAGTTGCTAATGGGTTGTTTACTCCTGCAGGACCAGTCGTTGTGTTTGGCAGTGTAACTTCAGAGTCTAGAGTTGTAGTAAATAAATACTGTGCTTGCATATCACATCCACGAACATATGTGTTATCTGACCAATAACTATTTATTCCAGCAGTATGTTGTGCTATAGATGTTCCAAATTGACCACGACCATGTTCTAAAACATCTCCATTTTGCAGTCTAGTTATTCCATCAACAGTCTCATAAAATGGAACAGAGTAAATTCTTATTAATCCTGTTGGATATATTTTTCCATTAAATGGCAATGATTGAAAATAGTTTTGATATTCTTGGTTGCTGCTAATCCAGACATTTCCAACACCAGTTATATTAAACTCTGCTGCATCATATTTTATAATTTCACCATTTGAATAAAAATATCCTTGATACCTTGTTAGCCAGTAAGCATTTTCTCCAAGATCAATAATGTTATTTGTAACAACATGGTTTACAACTGATGGTGCAGAACCATTTAGGTCTGAATTAATTGGCATTGCGCCTAAAACATAATTACCTTGTTTTGATGCAACTTCATTTATTGTTTTTGTTGACTCAGTTCCAGAAACTTCCCATAGTAGTGATGGTTTATATATCCATGTTTTATCTCTATCAATCATGCTTGATTGACGAATGTTTCCATAAGATCTTTGAATGTATCTTGTTGTATAATTTATTTTTCCATCATTATATATTTTTTTATCTTGAGATGCTATTGAAATAATATTTGGAAGATTTCCAGATGTTGCATTTTCTACCACACCTGAATCTGTTTGATTTGTTGATCCGCTTAGCACAAAATCTGTTGCCCTATTTTCTTCTGTTGGCATTAGATAGTCTTTGCTCATTACAACAAAATTATTGTATTCATCAAAGAACATTGCCGTTTGTGTTGAAACTGCAAGTTGATTTAATACCTCTGCTACGTTTTGATCTGGTGCAATAAAAAAGTATGGAATGATTGGATCTTTGTCTCCAGTTATTCTTAAAAATGTATAATTGCTAAAACCAATATAGTCAAGCAAAAGTGTAATTGCATAACTTAGTGATGCCTCTGTAACCAACATTCTTGGGGCAGGCATTGATTCTAAAAAGAAATAAAAATCTCTCAACTCTAAACTTATTGTTCCACCAGTGATGTCTGCTTGTGGAAATCCTTCTGAGTATAAAGTTTTAATTGGTACATAATAATCAAATCCATCAACATTAAGGATTACTTCATAAAAGTTAAACTTAATGTTTTTCTTTATATAGTTAGAGATTATGCTGTTTGTATTGTTATCATTAAACGCTTGATCATCATCAAAAATAGATAGTTGTCCAGTAGAGGCTAGAAGTTGTCCAACAGGCAAAGATGTATTTCCAAGATCCGACAAAGCCTTACGAACACTATAATCAATAGCCTTATCTGATATGTCAACCACAAGTCTTGGAGACATTTCAATTAAATCAAACGTAGAGTCAAACTTGTTCATTGTTTCTACTACTACTCTAATTCCACGTAAGTATGAAAATTCTCTATATATCGTTTTTCCAGTAACATTATTATTAAAAGAAATAGGAGATGTTAGGTCTGTTACAAAATTTGTTTGATTGGTAATTGTTTCAGAACCTAACTTCCAATTATATTCTGGAGTAAATGTTTCATACTCAGAAGTTGTTGAATTCCAAATATGAAATTGCCCACGATCTGCATCGTTTTCAATAACAAGATAAGCATAACCATTAATTGATTCTGTAGGAAGCAATGATTCTGAAGATAATGTTTCAGCAAAAACAAAAGTATCTTTGTATGTTTCAGGAATAATTAATCCGTATTGAAGTTCAACATATCCATCTGAACCAATAATCTGAGATCCGTCTTCTCTTAAATCGTTTTCTGTAAAAACATAAGCGTCTGTCCAATTATTATCTTCTAAATACTGAACTCTCCATCTTGCTGGAGTTGTTCTGTTTGCAGTTCCAAACAATGGATCTGCTATTGATCCAGTAGGAGTAGTAAAAGGTCCTTGATCAATATCTCCAACGTTTGTTTGCATTTTTATAATAAGCCTATTGGCTGGCACCTTGTCCTTATACACAACAAATGGAACTGCATCATTAATATAGTAAATACCATTAGAAACAATGTTTGATATGCCATACTCAACACCATCTTCAGTTCTATAGGATGTCCAATATTTAAATTCATCGTCTCTTGATGGCATATAATATCTTGGTCTTTGTGCTAATTGAGCCCCTGAGTTTGCAAGATATTTTCCGCCTATAAACAATGGCTTATTGATTCCAGACCTTGGTCTAAATGGTTTTAAGCAATCTTCTAAAGAATAAATTGTTTTAAGTTTATCTTTTATTGAAGTAAATAATTGTGGAACATTTGCATTTGTAAAACCACCATCAATAACAACATCTGCATCTGTTGCTCCAGTATAGTAATTACCAGAATCAAGTTGATCAAAATCTAAAGGTAGTGTAAGAAATTGTGCTTCTGTACCTGAAGGCCTATATCTATAGTTTCCTAATTTATAAATATTATCTGGCATATTCATATTCCACTCAGCCAAGATTAATGACTTAGTTTGAATTGTTGCCGATGTCTCTAAGTGAGACTTTAATTCTTCACTTACAAACACTTTAGACTTCTTCCAGTGTTACCGAAATATTCCAAAAATCAAAATTATTTCCACCACGTTTTACAACAGAATAATTAAAATCTGCAAAGTAAACTTGAATTATCTGATTGTATTGTGCAAGGTGCCCATAGGCTGCATTATCTTTTCCAAAATTGCTGTATTTGTCATAAGCAAGATACATCCAAAATGGCCCCTTGTGATTTTCATACCAGTCTAAAAGTTCTACACCGCCTGCACCACCATCTGCAGTAAATTCTTGTGTTTGATTTTCATATGGAGATGTTCCAGTGGTTACATTAAAAGCGGGATCTTGAAAATACTGTCTAGATGGAAGCATATTCCAAGACATAGATATTGTAAGTTTGTCTGCAATATGATAAGAGCGCATACGTCCATTAATAGTTCTTTGACGTTGTTCTATTCGTTCTTGATTAAATCCTATTTCTCCACGGTTGTGATCTGAAAGTATTAAGAATTGGTTAAGGAGTGCCGCAGGAGCCTCTGCAGGGGCATCTGCGCCTATTTCATATCCAGTTGGTACATAGAACCCATCTACCAAAGTTCCTGGATTTTCAGACCAAAGAATGGCTTGAGGTCTTTGATATCTACGTCTACCAGTTAGGTATGCCTGTGTTGCCATTATCTTTGTCCTCTAATTCTTTGTGCGTCTACCCGCTTTATTTCTGCCATAACTGCTCTAGCAATATCATTAGGATTTGAGTTAGTTCCATTAATGTTAAAGCCTAAACTATAATTATACACTGCTGTAGAGTTGTCGCTAACAGATGAAGAAATACTATTAACAGGAATTTGTGAAGACGAACTAGAGCCAATCATTGATGGATATTTAGACTCATTTAACATTGAAAGTAAAGGGCCAAACTCTTGAGTTGCCTTTTTATTCATTACAAATTCTCCAGGAGTCAGCATTGCTGGCACTGTGTCTGAACCAACCGCACCACCCATAGCCATGTATTTAGGTACTAGACCACCCATTCTCATTCGTTTAATCTTTCCACCATACATCCTGTCATTAATTCTAAACCCAGTAAAAGGGCTAGATGGAGTCGTTGGACTGGCGGGTCCAGATGATTGATTAACAGTTTTAATTATATGGGTTGTAGTTACTGTTCTATTAAGGGCTAATATTCTATCTAAGACACCTTGTGCATTATTTTGAGTTTTCTTAATTTCATTTTGATATTCTATTGCTCTAACTTTTGCTAAATTATCTGCAAGTTCTTTATCTGCCCAGAATTGCTTTGCTTGATTGTTAACAGCAAGTTCATCTGTTAATTTTGTTTTAATTTTTTGTAATTCTTCTTCTGCTTTAATAACTGTATTTTGTGCAGTAAGCAGTCTTCCTTGTTGAATTGAATAAATTTTGTCTTCTTCTATACGAATTTGTGCAGTAGCAATTGACTTTTGTTGTTCTATTGCATAAATTTGTTTTTCAATCTCAAACTGTCTTTGAGCAATTTGATCTTTTGTTAATCCAGTTGCACTTCTTAGTCCACCAATTTCAGAATCTCTTGCAACCTGTAAAGCCTCAGTGCTTCTTCTTACAGAGGCTTCTGCTTCTGTGGCTCTTATTTCTTGTGCAGCCTTGGCTGCTGCTGATATATCTCCTTGGCTTAAAGCATCTGCAAGTGTAAGTTTAGATTTTTCTTGCGCTACAATATCTTGATTAATTTGAGAAATTTTACTAAGGGCTTTTTCTTGTAAGTCATACTTAGCATTAACTGCTTCTGCTGCTCTATCAATATCCCTTAATTGCTCAGACAAGACTGAAGACTCAGCCTGCAAAGTCTCAATTGGTCTGTTAAAAGTTAATTCTATATTTCTTTGTTTCTTCTCTATAGAATCTTGAATGGTTGAAATTTCTTTTTCTATTCCGCTTACTGCTTGTTGTGCAGTTTCAATTGCTGCTTCACCAGTTTTAATTGCATTTCTATATTTAGCCTCAATACTTTGTTCTACAACGTCAAACATTTCTTCTGGTGATAGAGATGCTTTTTTACTTTCTGCGTTTACTTGTTTAATTAATCCAAGAAGAGTTTTCCATTGTGATGATCCAACTTTTGTTGTTGCTAAGGCTGCAGCCAATATTGGATTTTTTGCTGCTTCAAATGCTTTTCCAGTTTCCATACCTACAGACTTTAACTTAGAATATGTTTTTCTTGTATTTTCCAATTCTTTTCTTTGTGCTATTAAGTCTTCTTTTGCTTTTTGGAATGGGCTTTTTTCTTTTGTTCCGCCTGTATCTACTTCTTTAAATGGATCTGGAATAACAACATTTTTTGCTAATGCGTCAGCAACAACTCTATATTTTTCTAATTGTGCTTTAGCGGCTGCAACTTTTGCTGGATTCTTTGAAATTAAATCTTGAAAAATTGTTTCAGCAACAGATGCATTAACTAAAGACGCTCTTAACAATAACATTTTTGTATCATAATCTTTAATACCTTTACTTGCTTCAGCAAAGGCAGGACTTACATTAAGTAAAACTTTGTCCATAAGCAATAGTCCCTCAGTTCCTTTAGGTATAGTTGCTGAGATTTCTGCCATTTTTTTATTGTATTCGTCTGCTTTTATTGTTTGATTTCCAAATGCTGAAGTTAATCCTGTAAGTGTATTTCCAAGTGCTGCAGAAGTAATATTTAATTGTTTTTGTTGTTCTTTAGTTAAAGCAATTGTTTCTGGTCCTAGAATTACTCCGCCTCTGCCACCACCAACAACTTTTCTTGTTTTTTTAATTCCATCTTCAAATGCCTTATTAAATCCTATTGTTGTATCTTTTGCTAATTTAATTGCAGCGGCTTTTCCTTCTTCTGTAGATAAATCAAGTTGTTTAAACTTTAAAGAAACTTCTGTTTTACCAGCCTCTTCACCTAAAGCGTCAATATATGTTTTTACAGCATCCTTTGAAAAGCCCTGACCACCAAGATCTAATGCAATAGCATTAAAGGCAATTTGTGCTTCTGATACTGTTGCATTTTTAATAGCAAGAATATCGTTTTTATATTTATCTAAAAACTCTTTGCTACTTCTTAATTCATCTACGGCAGTTTGTTCTGTAGCATTAAGTTGATTAGCACTAACTCTTGCTCCAGCCCCTGCTCTTGCTGTTGGTGTTTGACCTAATAAGCCTGCTAAAAGTTTAACCTTGTCTGTTGTCATAGTCATTGCATCAGCAAGACCTTCTGTTGCCATTCTTTCTTTTTCTTTAGACTTACGGTATAAGTCAAAAGCACTCTTTGTTAATAATAAACCAGATATAACTAATCCAACTGGTCCTAAGAATCTTGCTATAATTTTTCCAAAGTTTAATAGGTTCGGAAGTAGTTTTTTAATTCCACCGCTAAACAAACCAGTCTGAAGTCCCATTTTCCCTGTAGCAGCATTTGCAACTAGTAAGCCTGCTGTGTTAGCCCTAGTTCTTGCCAGTTCTAATACCTTAGTCTGTGTTAAAAGTTGGGTTACAGACATCAAACCAAATAATAAACCAGAGTATTTCATTACTTGTGAGGAAAGGTTTCCTATGGTTCCTCCAGCCATTGTTCCTGCACCAGCAAGTGAAGTAAGTGCAAATGTTCCACCCATAATTGCATTGTTCATTCTTGACAATCTTTCGGAAGATTGCTTTATGTTGTTTAGTTGCTGTTGTCCTGCTGCTAAAACTTGTGGACTTGCTGGCATTTCTGCTTGAATTTCTGACAACTTTGCTGCTGGACCTTGTGGTCTTGTTGCTCTTCTTGGACCCTTTCTTACTGCTGTTGCTGCAGCATTAGAGTATGCATTTGCATCATCTTTTCCATCTTGAGCAGCAAGGCGATGTGGGCTTTGACGATCTTGACTTACAACATAAAGATCTTTTAATCCTGCTTGCTCTGTTCCTTTTTTATATTCTTCTGCATCCCTTTTTGCTTTTTCTCTAAGTTTAGATTGTGTTGCAAGATTTGCTTCTTGAATTCTTGTTGTAGAAAAATGTTCTTGTGATGTTGAAAGTTTACTAGACTTGCTTTGAGGATCTACATTTGTTGGAAGCATAAAACGTGGAATTCCATATGTTTCTATTCCTGCTGTTCCACTTTGTCGCATAACTGCTGCTTGACGTTGTTTACTGCGTGATCCATATGCTCCAGGAGTTGCTGCTGCGTTAGCAACTATGTTATTAGGAAGTGCTTCTGCAAGTGCTGTTGCATCTGCCCCCTTTTTAATATTAAGAGAAAGTTCTTTTGCTTTTGTTTGTGCTTCAATTAAATCTTTTTGTAATTCTGGCATTATTTCTGTTGCTGTCATATTAAACTTATGAACAGCACCACCAGATGCTTCCATGTCTGCATTAAACTTTTCAACAAGTGGTCCAAAAGCATCTGCTGCTGGCTTTCCTGCATTTACTGCAGCCTCTGCTGCTTGAATTGCAGCAAGATTATTTGCTTTCCAGAGATCCATTTCTCTTGCAATTGCAGTGGCTGATACCTTTGCTTTATCCATAATTTCTTTAACATATATACTTGCAACATCTGCTAAATCGGATGGATTAATGTCTTCAAAATTTACCAAACCACTTGTATTAGAAACATTTTCAAGGTATGGTCTTACTACGGTTGTACCTGATTTACCAACTCTTCCTGATGCTCCTGATCCAATTCTTCCACTTCTATACCCTGGAATATTGTCTGCAACCATTCCCTGAATTAATGGTGCATATTTTTTTGCTAAATCTGTTGGAATAACTGCTTCACCTGGTGTGAGCATTGCAGGAACTGTATCTCCCTTGCCGCTTCCTGGAACAGAAACAATTCCATTAGCAAGTTTTCTAGCGCCACGTGTTGGCATCATCATTCCAGGATTTGCTGCTGCAAATTTTGATGCTGCTAATGCTGCAGAGTTATATGCATTTATTAATTGATTAATAGCACTTGCTTCAGCAGTAAACGTTTGTGTAAGTCTTGCATGTGTTTGATCAAGTGAATGTGCTGCTGCTGCTGCTTCTAACTGCTCTATTGTCATATACTGTGTTTGTTCACCAAGTATTTGTGTTTGTCCAGTTAGTCTTTGATATCCTCCACGCAAAGTAAGGAATAGTTTAATTATATTAGCAATACCGTTTGCAAGTAAACCAAAAGTCATAAGCAGTACAGGTCCTGCTGCTCCAATGCCAACAGTCAAAAGCGTTATAATTCTTTTTGTTCCCTCAGAAAGATTTGCAAATTTTTCAAGAATGTTTCCAACAAATTCAACTATCGGAGTTACTGCCTCTAAGAATGCTTTTCCAACTGGAACAAGTGCTAACTTAAGATCTTCAACACTCTTTTTAAATTTATTCATTGAAGAATCTGCAGTCATTCCTAGTTCTTGCTCAGATAAACTAGAAAGTTCTTCTACTGATGAATTTGCTAAACTTAGAACACGGGATGCCTGATTTCCTTCTTTTGTAACGTTTGCAAAAAGCGCTGAAAGACGAGCAAACTGGAACTTGCCAAACATCTGCTCAATTGCCTGTGCCCTGTTTAGTGGATCTAATTGATTTAATGCTTCTGCAAATTCTATTACAGTTGCTTTAAGATCACCTTTATTTGATGTTACAATTTCTTTAGCATTAATGCCAAAAGCCTGAAGCATTTCAGATGCTCTACCTGTTGGATTAATTAATGCAGCAAGACCAGACTTAAGTGCGTTGGCGCCTTCTGAAGCATTAATGCCTCCTTCTTTCATTGCTGCTAAGAAGAATGTTAAATCTTTTACATCTCCACCAAGTTGCTGAATAACTGGAGCAACCTTTGGAATTGCAGTAGTAATATCATCAAGAGATACTACTGTTTGGTTTTCTACTGCGTTAAGAAAATTAATTGAATCTGCAAGTTTATCTGAGGACATTCCAAAAGCATTCTGTAAAGAAATGGTTGTCTCAAGAGCCTTTTGTGTATCTATTTGACCAAGAATAGAAAGACGAGTTGCTTCTGTTGTTTGACGCTGTAAGTCTAATCCTTGAAAACCTGCTGCTGCAGCCTCTGCTGCCAAACCAACTGTTGTTGCAACCGCAACACCATATTTTGTAAACTGTCTTCCAAGTTCTGTTATATTATCTAATGCTGCTTGTGTTTCTTCTTTTGGAGTAAATAAATCTCCGTATACCTTCTTAAATTTAATAGCCTGGGCTTCCATGTCCATAAAGGTTTTTGTTGCTGCGGTTCCAACAGCCATAAGTGGAAGAGTAAAACCAACCATTAATTGACGACCAGCCCATTGTGTATTCTTACCAAAATTTAAAAGATTGGTAGAACCTTGCCTCATTAACTGATTAAACAGTGCTTGTTTCTGTGCTGCAATTGCTGTTCTTGTGCCATAATCTTCCATGTCAAGAGATGCAGGCCTGATAGCCATTGCTTCCATTGCACCACTAGCATTACGACCCATTTTAATATATTGGGTTTGTAATGTTTTTACACGTTCTTCGGCTACCTTGCCAATTGTGTCAAACTCTGATTTAAATAAACGACCAAATGTTTTTGTTGAGGCTCCCGCATAGCGGAAGTACTCACGCATTGAGAACTTATTTTTTTCTAATGAATCAGTGAATGATTCTGCAGATGTTTTTACTGTTCTCATTTCGGCTGTAAAAGCACCGATTGAGTTTATACTACTTAAAAGATTTTTTTGCAAGCCTCTTTGAGCAAGGGCTGCTGCTTCGCTTGATTTGGCTATTGAGGTGTGAAACTGTGAAATCTGTCGTTGGAGAGATTTTAGTTGTGCTAATGCATTAGACGAATCAATATTAATGTCAATATTTGCATTAACATCAGCCATTTAGTTTCACACCTCTTTTAAATTATTCAGCCATGGTTACGCCAAGAACGTCTGAAACCTCAGCAAGTTTAATACCTGATGCTGCTTCAACAATCTTGTAAACAGTTGGAAGATCAACGATCTCCTCTAGTTTTGTAACGTCTTCTGAGAGTTCTGGCTTATACTGTTTCATTGCAATCTGAACGCATTCCATAAGAATGTCCATAGATTTTTCATTATTATCCGCCACTGCTCCCACACCCTCAAACTTCTTCATAAATGGACGAAGTAGAGAGATTTTCAGAGGACGTACTGTAACCTTTGTGCCATCAATTAGCGTAAGGATTGTTTCCTCATGCGTAGTTGTTGCCATTATTTCCTCCTATAGGTTATGTCAATTATAGCATAGAAAGGCTATTTTCTAAGGTCCTCATATTCAAGACCTGCTCCAATACCAAACCCTGCTTGTCTAGCATTTTGTCCTTGTAATGCTAAAATATCTTTGCTATCACCAGTTGCACCCTTACTAAATACTCTTGCTTTCATGTCTTCCCATTCTTTTTGTCCCCTGCTAGATCCAGACTCTTTGTCTAAATCTACCCCTTGAATTGCAGCAAGAAACTTTTTTTCTTGATAGTCAAGTTCTCTACGACTTGAAAGTGTTGCCATTAACTCTGGCATAGATAATGATTTTTCTAACTCTTCATAATCTTTCCATATGCCTAGTAAAAAAACTTCTGATTCAATCTTTGCTAAATCTAGTTCTGACCAACTTGACCCGCTATCTGTTGCTTGATCCTTAACAGTATTATCTGACTTTTGATTTATTTTAATTCCAGCAGAAATATCTAAGATTGTGTATATTGCTGGCATATCAAGATTATCTTCTATATCAGATTTATTTTTTGATATTTTTGGATAAAACTGTTTCATTGAAATTCTTACACACTCAACTAAAAATTCTATAGCCTCATCGTCATTTTTAGCACTTTTAACATTTTCAAATGCCTCCATAAACTCACGGAGATATTTTATTTTTAATGGAATAATTTCTATTTCTGTTCCATTAATTAATGTAACATTTTTTGTTTGATATACAGTTGTTGCCATAATCTTTCTATTCTATCATAAGCAAAACAAAAAACCCACCTCATTAGAGATGGGCTTTGAGTTAATCTAAATTTAGATTATGATTGTCCCCAAGTACGATCTACGATCTTACCGTAAGAACCTGACGCATCTTCAGGAAGAAGACGGAATGAAACTTCAAACATTGATGGTTCGTCACGCTTAGCGGACACAGTTACGTTCTCAATTGATAGAGCACGGTATGCTGTGTAAACACGCTCAACGCTGTCAGACTCATCGCAATCTCCAGTTCCTGGACCAACAGCAACGATTCCTCGTTCTACTGGACATTCTCCAAGTTCACCTGCAGATAGATTAAGTGTCTGACCTGTAGATGCTGCCTTGTTTCCTGTAAGTTGTGTATCTTTAAATGCTAGTGCAAGAAGCAAGTTTTCTAGTGTTGCTTCAGCAAAAGCGGTAGCAAGATTAACCTGCATACCTTGCTTATATAGTTTTGCAACGTCAAGAATTTGGTCTACCTGGACTTCGCCGAAGTCTGGTTGGAACTGCAATTCTAGACCGTTCATGGTGTAACCTACGTTGGTATACGATGCATCGTCTGCAAGTGTTTCTTTAAAAGATTCGCTTGCATCAAAAGATTCCAGTGTTCCTGGAGTCAAAATTGTATCTGCGACAAAAAGCGCTGCTGCACCAACGATAATGTTGTTTGACGTACCACGGCTATATGGCATATTTGTTCACCTCTTTCATAAAGTATTATTAAGTTGTTTGGCGTGTTTCCTCAAACCTAATTATACTGCCTTTTATGTATATCTAGAATCTGGCTCTGTCTTGATGTGATAGTCATATTCAACAATAATCTTGTTAACAAACAGGGTTCTTGCTGAGGCTAACTCTGCAACGTCTCTACTTTCGTCTGCTTGATAGACTCTGGTGTTGTGAAAAAATATGTTATATGGAATTGTATCCCCTTGAGAATTTAAGACTGGATTGGCAACAGCCCAGGAGTTTATGTCTTGGGCCGATGAGTCTTCACGATCAAGAGCATTAGATATTACACGAACAGAATCTATGAGTTTTCCAACATCTGTTGAATACAAGAAATATATTAACTGTTCTCTTTTACGAGCATAAAATGGTGTTGGTCTAAACCTCATAAGTCTGTCATAGACAACTAGTAGTGGGCTTTCTGTTTGTCTTATTACAATGTTGTCATTATATAGATCTTCAATGTTTGTTGGAAACTGTGCTGGAACCATTGGGCTTGGATTAAGTAGGTCTGCTTCAGCAACCAATCCATAGTGTGCCAACTCTGAAAGAATGTATCCATTTAAAAATGTTGGTGGAAATCCAGTATCTGTTAATATAGTCATAGTACTATTCTACTCCAATTGTTGCATTAGCAATCCATTTAAATCCTGTTTCAACACCCTTGCTTTTACCCATTTTTGATCCAGCGTTAAAGTTTGTTTTATATAGTTTTGGTTTTTTGATATAGTCGTATAGTCCAGATGCACGTAAAAATGACTGTTTGAAATATCTAGAAATAAAAATATCAACTGTATATTCAAAACTGCCAAAGACTTCTCCACCACCTGGAGAATCAACCTTAATTGGTTTTTTTGTAAACACTTCTCCAGTTGGTCCATTAAACTTTAATGCTTGCCCTCTTGTTGGTGCAATTGTTACTGGAATTCCATTTTCCATTATTTTTGCTTTATTGTAAAATGGAACAGTCATATTTTCTGAAACTGTTCTTGATTGTCTAAATGTAGAATTAATAGATAAGCCAAGGTTGCTGACCGTATAGTTTAAATCAAATAACCTAGACGCTGGACTTCCAGTCTGATTCCATTCATAAACATGGTGTAATGCTTTTGGATTAGATCTTGCTTCAGCATCTACATATTGTGATAATGCTTCTATTACGCCTTTTCCAAGTTTATCAAGAAAAATCTTTTTACCTTTTTGAACACCCTCTAAAAAACCAAAAGAATAGTTTACGATGTTATTCATTTGAGCAGCAAACATTTTAGTATCCATGCTTACTATCATTAGTCGCCTACCGTTTGGTTCTCAGTTCTACGCCATAACATCTTATAATATTCTATATTTCCAAATGGTCCAGTAAATGGCTCTACTGTTGCTACTTCATAAATAGTTCCTCTGCCAGATCTAGCCCCTGCAGTTTCTTTATATATAACCGAATCATTTGCAGTTCTGATGTTTGTAATCAATATATTAGTTATTGCATTATACGAGTTGTTAGAAGATAGTCGTGGATCACTGCTTACTCTTGCAATTAGTTTATTTTCATACTGTAAAAACGATTCTGGCTTTATGTCTTCAGTTCCTGCTCCACCTACTGGGGTTGCATTACATATAATTGTTCTGTCGTATACCCAGTCTTTTTTAGGTTGTCCATAGTCACCTTGTGCAAGAATTGGAAAATAGATATCTGCCTTCATTGGATACATGAAGTCTGTAGTATCGCATGACGTCATTACAACACTCCAGGACGAACAATATTATTAACATATTTAGACAAAATCTTGTCTACAATAATATTTCCAGTACCCTCAATCATTCTCTTATCGTATTCAATTTTAAATTGATCAGTGCTGTAGTTTTTTACATATCTCTTATAATAATCTAACTTACCACATTTAATATCGTTAATTAATAGCATAGTTGCATCTTGGATATCAATAGGAACAACTTTATATCCAGTCTCTACTAAGAAAATGTAGTCTGTTCCTTGTCGGAACCCTACGCCAGGAGTAATTGTTTGTGTGTTTCCACTGTCTTCTGTATCAAATATTGCATATGAATCAGAAACTGCTAAAGGAATTCTTGATGGGCGTCGCTCTGCTCTATTTAATGAATCTGTTGCTTCAACTGGGTCTTTTGTAATTGCCGTTTTATCTTTTGTAATAATATAGTTAAAGTCTGCAAGTGCTGGACCTTCTGGATCATCTATATCGTATACTAGTTCAGCATTTTCATAAGCCTTTAAAATTTTATGTGTTCTATCCCATAGAGGAATGTAATCTGTTTCTTGACCTACAACTTCTAGATATTTACGTCTGTAGTAAAAACCATCAACTATTGAATCAATAATTGCTCTCGCTAAAGATTCATGTTGTTTGTATTCTGCTATCTCTGTTGCTGTTGTTCCTAAAGTGTTTGGATCAATGTATGGGCGTTCAACCTGTAGATTGTCTTCAACAACTATATCTCCACGTTCACCATCAATGTCTTCATATACTGTTACAGCATAAGACTTGTCATATCTTACAAAGTCTCCAGATAACTCATATACTATTTTTCCTTCTGAAGAAGATGTTAGTCCAGACTCTCCACTAATAAACTCTTCAAGTTCTGTTTGCTCTGCAACATCTTCAATAACAAGAATATAGTCTGCTGACTCATCTGGAACTGAGTAGGTTACAGAAAGTGGGTATGGGGGGGTGCGAAGAATGACTGACATAATTATTTACCGTAGTATGAGGCTACTTCTTCAGGCTGTGCAATTCTGACTGCCTTACGAGTAATCCACTGTTCCGATGCCTCCTTTGAGACGATGTTGTATCCCACCTTTATTTCCCCAAGACCATGCCAATAGATGTTTCTATCTGAATAAAGTGCTACCTTTTCAATTGGTGCTTTTTGTTCTTTAATGTTATTTGTTAATCCTGTTGGAATAAAACTTGCAATTACTTCTAAAATCTCTAATTTAGTGGATACCCCAAATAGATCAATGTTGTTTTTCTTAGCATAAGATTTTAGTTCCATTACGGTCTTTTTTGCTAATTCTTCAATTGTCATATTTTCTCCCATAGTCATTTGTAATTATACCAGAATATGACTAAGGGAGGACAGAAATTAATCCATCCTCCCTCAATCTGGGTGGTCAATGATTACGAATCAGTTGAATCTGCATCTGCATAAGATACAGCGTCTAATTCTTCCCATTGAATACCAAAACGGACGAATACTGTGTATTCAATTGTGTCCTTCTTTGGCTTGTATTCACGATTTACTGTGATGTCTCTCTGGAATCCCCATACACGGTTTGCTGGGAATGTAAGATCTACATAACCTGCAGGGTAGTAAGGAACTTCAAGAACGTCTACACCTAGTACACGAGTTGTGCGTGAGTTGCCAAGTGTTTGTGCATTTCCATCAAGGTAATCTTGACGGTTTGCTGGTGTTCCTGCTGTGCGAGTAGCAAATGCTTCTGCTACTGCGTCTGCGAGTGTACCGTTATTCTTAACGATACCCTGGAATGCGTCTGTACCAGCATAGAACTTCAAGTTAGACTTGATAGCACGATACTTACGTGGCATTGCCAAAATGATGTTCTGCATTGCTGCAGTTGTCCACTCGTTATTTGCTACAGTAACTGCTGCTTCGTGAGCATCATTTGCTGCAACTTGATTTACCTGAGCAACGAAGCCAGGCATAATTGAAAGGAATGCGTCTGCGCCAGAGCCAGTTCCATTAATCGCAAGATCTTCAATGTCGTTAGCGAAAGCATTTGTCATCAAGCGAACTAGATGATCTTCAAGTGCTGCACCTTCAATATTGTCTTCTAGTGATTCTGTAGAAACTTCCCAGTCCAAACGAATCTTCTTTGTTGTGAGTTCTACCTTAGAAAATGTAGCACCAACGTTTGTGTAGTCTGGTGCACCCTGTGCTGCTGCACGGATAACACGCTCTCCAACGTTGACCTTCTCAATTTCCATTGTATTTGCTCGCATAGTGACCTTACGGCCATCTTTGGCGAGAACAGTTGCATCCCACACGTAGTCAATAAAACGACGTGCTTGCTCAGGTGCTAGAATACCACCAGAGACTCCTGTAGGATTTACGGCATTTGCTCCTGTTGTAGAACCAAATGCTGCTGTTGCTGTGTTACCAAGCGCTGTTGCTGGACTTACGTTACCGTCAGCATTACGTCCTGTTGCACCACCAACACCACCAGATACTAATGAGCCTTGGGAGTTAATTTCTGCTCCTGAGCCACCTGAACCTGGATAGTTTTTTTCTATATTTGTATTTTGTTCCGACATATTGTTCACCTCCTAGTGATATATACCTTAGTTAAATAGGTCGGTATTTGTGAGGAAACGACCGCCCCATAGGGATTTTTGAACCACTTGTGGTGATTCCTGTACGATCTCGCCTAGATCGCCAGACTTGCGGAAAGCGGTGTCTTGCTCTACAAGATCTACTCGCTTGCCAAACTCGTTAAAGTTACTCTTAATTCCATTAACATCTGATGTTACTGCATCAAGAGACTTTGTTACTGCTGCTACCTGCTCGTTAAGAGACTTAATAGTTGCAGCAAGATCGCCAAAGGCATTAGTAAGAGAAGCATTAATTTCTGAAACTGCTTTAGCAACTTCTTCTTTAACTTCTGAAACGGCGTCAACCACTGCTTCTTCTGCTTTCTCTACTTCTACTGCTGCTTGTTCAGCAACAGGAGAATCTGCACCGCCGTCAACTGCTTCCGCTACAGGTGCTTCCTCAGCAACTGCAACTTCTTCAGCAACTGCAGGAGTCTCTACAACTTCTGCTGGTTGTGCCTCTGGAGCAACCTCTGCATTTTCAACTACAGCGTCTACTGCTGCTTCTGTTGATTCTGTCATGGGATTTACCTCCTTAGTAATCTTAATTGTACTAATGCCTTTAGCACTATCAACTAAGAATTTTATCATTTCTGTATTTTCTTTATCATTCTTTTCTATAAAACCTATGTTTTGCATCTTATTGCCATTGGTTGGACTTACTGCTGATTCAGCGTCTGATATCATTACGATACCGCTTTCTGAATCCCAAAATACATTTTCAACTTCTGCTTTTGATAGATATCCACCAACAACATTTTGTCCATTGACTTTTTCAATAGATACAATATTGGCAAATTGATTTGCTGGATTATCTACTAAAGAAAGTTCATGTAGTTCATAATTTTTAATTACACGGATTGACTTATCCATTTTTTCATCATAAGCATCGTCCCATGTCTTAATGTTTCCACCGATTGAAAAACCAGTATATGTTCCGTCTAGAACCTTTTCCCAGGCATCCTGTGCACCCTTTGAAACGTATGCAGATACATAGACTCCGCTGTAAAATTTCTTGTCATTTGGATCAAAGTACTTATCTTCTTTAAATGAAACGATCTTTCCAACTGCTGATGGTTGGTGCATTTCACGAAGATTTCCACGGAAGTTTTTAAATGCTTCAACGCTAGATTCCGTTGTTACAATGTCGCCCTGCTTATCTACGTTGTCAAGCGTTGCAAAGCCTGACACCATACGGCGTTCAATATCTACTTTTCCGATGGGCATTGAGAGGCGAACATTGTCACCTTCAGTTACCCAATGAGCCTTGTTTGTTAACATAACGTTTCTATTATAGCATTTGTTTATAAGTTTTTCTCAACTATTGAGACGCTCTGCCTTCACCCTGTGGATTTCGTCCAGACACTGTAGTAGTTGAGTCAGAGTTGTTATTTGTTCTTTCTGCATCTCTTTGACGTGTACCCGCTAAATTTGCTCTAGCGTCAGTTGCTTGTCGTGGAGACATAACAAATGGCTCATCTCCATCTGCTCTTTGTGGTAAGTCTAACTTTTCACGAGCCTCGTTTGGAGTCATAACCTGAGTCTTAACATATCGCTCAAGAATTTGTGACTGGGCTATTTCATCCGTTAGGGTTAGTTCATTAAACTTAAGTTCAAGAATATCTGTCTTTTCTTTAATAATCTTATTGACAATTTTTTCAAGGTGTCTCTGTGCTGGACGAGATACCTGTTCTTTAAATGTACGATCCTGGGATAATGCTGCTGCTATTCCACCAGAATCTGCTCCACCAAGTTTGGACATTGGAACTTGATGAGCAATTAAAATGTCATCACGGTTCTGCTTGCGATACTCTTTAAATGAGCCATCTTGGATGCCATTTTCAATTGGTTCCATCTTAAACTCAACTTTATTGGTATCAGTATCGCCTGGAAGTGGTATGTACAAGGTTCTGTGTGACTGAGCCTTTAGTCCAGTCTGTAGGAATCTAAACATCTTATCTTCTGCATCCCCTGAAAGTTTTGCCCCCTTAAGGGTTACAACGTATCTTGGAACAGCCTTGTTTTCAAAGTAATCAATATTATACTGAGATGCAAGTTGGTCTCCAACTAAAGATGGCATGGCTGCAATAATATCTGGAATTCCATAAAATGTATTTAATGGAGAGTATTCTTTAAGATGAATAATCTCATTAGGGCGTGGATCTGTTCCCATTGGATTTGGGTTCTTTGCAGCAAAGTTTCTAAAGTAAACAACCTTTTGTCCAATAATTTGAACAAATCCATCACGAAGGCGACGAACACGAACAGTAGTTGCTGGAATATGACCAACATATCCAATTTCTCCAGTTACAGTTCTTCCTACTTCAATAAAACCATTTCCAGTAGCCTGAAGATCTGTGTAAACCTTTTCCATTGTTTTTGTAAAACTGTCATCATCATTAAGATTCTCTAGCCAGTCACGTAGTTCAATCTTCATTCTTTCAATACGACGACGTGCACGATCAACTGCTGCTTGGTCATCATTGTTTTCAAAACGCAGCATAGTTCTATCGGTAACATCAAATCGGTATCCAAGACCAACAACGTTTTCTACCTTGGCATCAATTGCAGCATGATTAGCAAAAGATGTGTCATAAAAGTTAGCCAACTCATACATATTATATGGTGGTGTAATTACATCAAATAGACCGTATCCATTACGATATACAGTTCCAGGATTAATCTGTTTTGATCCAGAGTCAACTCCTGATGGAGTTACATTTGCAGCATTTAGATATGCTTCATTACCTTCTGGATTAACGTACTTTGACATGTTGCGAGTTGTTCTGCGACGGAAGTTTTGATCAAGACCATCATAATCTTTTAAGTTTTCCCAAGGCTTATTAAACGGATCTTGAGATTTAAAAATATTGTCATCACGCTCTTGCGTGTTTAATCCTGCACGTACATATTCTTGATCAGCCATTTTCGTATGAATCTCTTCCATGTTTATCTAGTGTTTGTTGCGCTGCATGCCAGGCACCAAGGTCGTTCATTGAAGGAATTAAACCAGCATTAAGTCTTTCTTTTTGTTCTGAATACTCTTCTTCGCTAATTCTATGTAGCCCTGGAACAAAAACTGCCTTACCTTCACCATCATCGCCATGTGATATTGCTGCGCTTCTAAGTTCAGAAATCTTTGAAAGATCTCCACGGTCAGCAGGTATGTTTAAGATTGAGCCTTCATCATCTGTAAACCACTTGCCATTTGACTTCTTATATACATATAGACCCCAGTCATAATGCTTTTCAATTACCTTGCGACGTACATTTTTGACATATGGCTTACCAGTTTTTGGGTTAATTAACGATTCCATAACCACAAGTATAGCAGATTATACGGCTGTGTTGTTAGTGGTCTGCCAAGAAACAGTGTTATAGATTCTTAATCTGTCAAGATCTATATTCATACCGCCATCATCATCAATAATAATCTTATTAGTTCCTAGATATGTCTTATAAATGTCTGATGGATTAACTCCATATGCATCTGATGCTGAAATTACGAGAACACCTTCCCAAACAAAGTTATTTTTCCAGTAGTTCCACTGAAAGTTTGTAACCCCATCAGTTTTAACCCTAAGCCATGGCCTTGTTAATGTACTTTGAACTTGCTGCAAGTTGTTTGCTTGATAATAGGCTACGTTATTAAATATCATTGGTCCGTTTAGATTAATTCCACCAAGGTAGTAATCTAGGTTAAGCGCTGCTGCAAATGCAATACCCAAAACAGACCATTCCTTGACTGTTAATACTGGCTCTCTAACAAGAGTTCCATTTAAATAATATGTCAATCCATTAAAGTCTAGTCCAGTAAGAAGTGACTTAGCAAATATTTTTGCTCTAGTACCTTTTTCGCTATCGGCAACAATATAAAACTTTATAATATCGTCTTTATAGTCAATTTCAAATAACTCTACTGGAGTTGATGGAAACTTGTCTTCATCATATCTCATCCACATTTGCATTGCACTAACACTATAGTCTGCAGCCTGAGACTGATTCATTGGGACAGCAATACCACGGTTAACAAGTGGATCAAAGTCTCCACGAACTTCAATGCCAGAATTACGTGTTAAGTATAAATAGGGTGTGCTTCCTTTATAAATGCTAAATGGGTTCTTTGATTTGTAGTCATAGTATATTCCTGCTCGTTTATATGGAAATAGGTCAACACCAAATCTTGTTCCAATAGGATTAAATGAGTTATCGCTTAATGCCTGTGACGCTAGTTCTAGTCTACGTAAAGAGATTGGCTTGCTTAGGATTCCTCTTACATTAAACTCTAAATGATATACAAGGGCTAGTTCATTAAAGTCAACAGTTTTTGTTGGATATATTAAAGTATTATTTACAACTTCAAATTTAGTCGTTTCCCAGTGTGGGTATAAATCAATATCAATAATTGATCCTTGCTTTGCTGGCTCAATTGTAGTAAAACTATCTTGTGGAGCATTTGCTCCTTCTGTTATATATTGAAGAGTTATATAACTTTTAACAGATGCATCTGAGGTGTCGTATTCATAATATTTTTCTGCTCTTTGAGCCATGTCTTCATAGTTATTCCATCCAGTAAATAGATTATTGTCTAGTTGTGAATATGTTCTTTGTACTGGGTTTGAGTAAGTATCTCTAAGGGTTCCGTATGTCCAAGAAGATGTTGTTTCTTTTTCTGTTAATCTTGATGGTGATGGGTAGCCTAAGTTAAATTGTAAAAAATCTAAGTCATAAAACTCATTGCCAATATCGTTTGTAACAAATTGAGCAAAATAGGATAGGGGTAGATAGTCTTCCCAGTATCCAGAAACTCCAATGTCTAAGAAGAATGTCTCATATGCCTGAGATGGAAGCAGTGTATAACTTGCTGTATGTGCCAGCAAACTTACCGCATCTTCCTCTATTGCAAAACCAGAAGTTGTAAAATGCGAAGATATTTCTGAAGCATTGACTGATGTTGACATGCCAAATGAATATATTTTTCCTTCAAATGTATTTGCTGCTACTTCATCTCCAGCGACATATATTTTTAATCCATTTTGATTTCCAAAGAAGGCTGCAACATTTTCTCCAAAGTTAGAAGTAAGGTTACTTATGTTAATTCCTACAGCAAACTTTTCATCTTCTACAATACTGTTATATGAATATAATGTTTCTGTTACCCCGCCAAAATAAAGGTTGTAATTAATAACATCTTCGTCTTGCTGAACTAAAAAATAGTTTCCAGTAAGTGTGTTGTATATTTTAAACAATGTCTGGGTTTCAGTTAAATCTGATGCGCTAAAGACTCCATATATGCTAGATATCTGATTGTTTAAAATGTTAAATCTTGGAAAATTAAAATAACACTGAACGTTATTCCAGGAGACATTTGGCCTAAAGGTTATAAAATTACTATCTTCTGGATCTTGTATATCTAGATTATCTGTATAAAGTGTTTCAAGTGTTTCATCTGATAAAAATATTTCTGGCAAAGAATACTGTGGGGTTGTAAGTGTTGTAGTTGTTGTGGTTAGGTTATCAAATGTACCCTGATCCCATTGTGCAAAATCTGGGTAGTTATAGTTAGCAGTATAGTCAGCAAATGGATAATCAATAAATGCTGATGTTCCACCATATGCTGAGTTAATTCCTTCTGGAGAAAGAACTCCTTGTCCATATACCCATCTACGTTTTGCAACGGTTACTGCAACTTGATAAGAATAAATTGCAACACAGTCAACCTCAATAGGATTTACATCAGTATAGGCATAAAACCCTAGCCAATCTTGATCCTTATCATTTATATCATATTTTTCTGGAAGTTCTAGTGTGTCTGTATCTATGATTAAAGATATAACTTCTTCTCCATTTAATAATACTGTTGCTGAATTTCTAATAACACGAACATGAATAAGCATTGGTCTAAACCACTCACCAACAAAGTGTGAAGAAAATCTTTTACCAATAACTAATGTTAAAAATCCACCTTCTACATAAAGACCATCCGTTGAAGCAATTGGGCCAAAGATTCTTTTAGGAGCATATGAATCAGAGTTTATTCTTGCCCAAAACTCTACAGTATATTCTTTATGTTGACCAACCTTATTTAAAAAACCTTTTCCAGGAACGATTAACGATGGCTCATTGTTTGCATTAGGTATAATCTTTGTTACACCAGAGGCGCCAAAGACCAATGGAACGCTTGTATTTTTTGCAATTAAAGAATTGTTATATGCAAGATAATATGCAGTATCTGTTGAACTTCCGTATGCCGATGCTGCAATTCCATCTGATGCATCAATAGCAATTGTTGCTGGAACTGTTGTTGGCTCTACTCCAAGAGAGTTTGTATGAAATTCTTCAGCCCATTGACCAACAGTTATTCCATTAAGATAAAACTGATAGTCTTCTGTATTGTCTCCACCTAAAGTTGTTGTTATTTTTACTACTACACGGAAGTCTGTATTCTCATCTGGTATTTCAAATGTTCCAGAAACAAAACCCCAACTCTGAAATAGTTCAGTATTAAAAGTATTAAATTTTTGAACAATTGCAGATGTCGTAGTATCTGTATATTCATATCCAATAGAAACAGATTGAAGGTATACGCTATTAGAATAAAAATATCCACCCACAGAAAATGTTCCAAGAGTTGAGTTTAAATTTTGAAAGTTTAGGAGGTTAGGACTAATGCATATAATATCGTTAGTCTGTCCTGCTGGAACACTACCTTCTAAAATTGTTGTAATGCTATCGCCAAAAGGTTGTCCAGCAAATCCAACACTTGCTTCTGCTGTTCCGCCAGTAACAACCCATTCAGACTCTATGTCCCGTTGCTGCTCTGTAATCAAACTTATATAGTCTGCTTGATCGTCAAGCGCCCAAAGAACTAGTGGGTGCTCAGAAAATATCTTTTCTGCATATAAATTTGATGGATTAGACATTTATCTCCTATCCCCTTATTATAGCAGTATCAGATTAATTTTTTGGAACCCATAACTTTTCATTACCCTTGTTATGGTATCTTGCCATTACGAAGAGCAAGTCTGAAAGCCTGTTTAGATATTTTGCAATATTTGGATTTAGACCATCTATTTTCCAAACCTGACGTTCTGCCCTTCTCACAATAGTTCTTGCATTGTGCAAAGGGCCTGTAGGCAAAACAAAAGAATGAAGTGGCTCAAGGTATTCGTTGTAATCATCAATTATATTTTCTAAGTGAGTAATTCTATCTTCTGATATTGTTATTGTTGGGGCACCAGATAACTCTGCACCAAGATCAAATAAATCACTTTGGATTCTGTCTATGATGTCATTATGATAT